TCGTTTATTCTTTCACCAAGTCTTAAGTTTTCTTCTTCCTGTACATCACGCAACAACAGCGAACCCCAGCGCGCTATCGGTTGGTGCATCCAGGCTTGTCCTAAACCGTAAGCGTTACCCACGACATATTGAGTATAGGGTACGGAATTGGAGACCATATAACCATTTGATAATGCAGTAATCTGCCAGCCCATCGCTAATCTTCCGGTGCGTTCGTAACTTGGAAGTTGCGGAGGAAAACCAGTACCGAACCAGTAATCTTTCTCGCGCCTGACAACCGCCATTTCGGTCTGATAGATTTGCAGCCGTCCGATCTTCGGGATTTCAGCAGCCAAATCTTGCAATCCCTGACGCACGAGTTTGTCATCGAAGGTGATGGACAGTTGAGTCATAGGTCAATCTTCAATTTCACTTCTTCCAGCATAATGCGATATCCAATATACTGAACATTGGAATAGATGTAATTCGGCAAAAACTGAATTTGTAAATTCGAGTATGTGTCGATGGCATCGCCGAACATGTCGCCGCCTGTAGTTGCTTCAGTAATCAAGGCAGTGGAGATAGAATCGATCAATCCCAGGATCGTATCAATCTCATCGGTAGCGCTTACTAAAGGCGTAATCAAATCACAGGCAATGATTGCCAGGTGTTGCTTTGTGCCGGTCTCGCTGATTTCCACGTTACTAGCCATGACATAGTTAAGGGAAAATATGCGGTCATTGATATTGAATAAAGCAAATGACGGCGATGAATTTACGCCACTGACTCCTGCAATCACACCGGCTACTGCTGACAGAGCGCCGCGCAAGGATTGAGTTGTCATACCTGTAACAAAACCCGATAGGCGTCCAGTAGATAACAGACATCCGAGTCCAGGCTCGGAATCTGCATGGACAAAGTACCAATTGCGGACGCGCCCGCCACGCCTAGCATCGTTTTATAGCGTTGAAATATACGAACGGATTGCATCACGCAAGCGCGATTGATCGGCTTGGGAACGGACGCCCACCCAAAGGATGCCGTAATTTTCACGCCCATTTTCGAGCCGGGAAAAACGTAAACGCCGTTGGGCGTGATGGAAATCATATTGAACGGGTATCCGTTAGTGACTGCGTTAAAGGGCAACAAATCAAAGTCTGTAGTCGCCCATGTGTTTTCATAAGACCGATCCCCATCATTATCGGTATACAGACTCAAGCCCGAAGCCGTAGAAATATCATCTACAAATAACAAGTCAGACATCTCCGCAGTGAAGTAGCGTGTCTCGCTTGCTGAATAAAAGTGGCGTCCGCAATAATTATCAATGGCGCGTGAGATGGCTGAAATCGTGGACTCTAATATCGTGTCATGCGACGAACCAGACAACGACATCACATCGGCATTGTTTACTTCCGTCAACGAACAATACGCATGATCCAGCCCATCGCCCGCCGTAGTATTGGTGGATGTGGTCACGGCGGTCAGGCCCGTACAAGTTCCGTTATCAATGGCAATATTCAGCGTTGTGTCATTGGCGGCGGCGATATGCGAATTCAGTACTACATTCGCACCCGAACCACTCACAAGAAACACAGTAGAAACATCGGTATCAAAAGCCAATGCGGCCCGAATAGCGGACGCTACAAGGGAAGCTGTATCGCCGGAAGTCACGGCTACATTGAACGTTTTTGGTGAGTTCGTCATGTCCCGCGCGGTGAGAATTACAGTTGCGTTCCCGCTTCCGGTAATTGTTCCTATGACCGTTGATGTTTCAACCTGTTTCGTACTCATGCGCCGTTTGCCTTTTCGATTGCCGGCTCGCCTGTGTCATTCCAGGTCGAGATACTATCCCATGCCACGAAATCATAAGCAGACACTGGAATATCGCCTGTCAAATGACCCACCATACAGGAACGATCTACATACGCATCGAAGCCCGCAACTTTTGCGTTTGTGAAAAACTTCCGATCCTCGCCGCCGCCGTTGTAATCATCGTCCCACTCAAACCACAAATCATTTACAATCGGACGCATAGCCTCCAACACGGAACGGTGAATCAGCGTGCAACTGGTAGATGAAAAATCAATCGGGACAAGTGCATCCTCTGGACACGGCTCGATAACATACGCGCCGCGCTGAATCCAATCGGGATGAGCATACAACCACGAGCGGGTATCATTGATCCGCATGACCATTCGTCCGGTTTCATCATCATCATAAGACTTCCAGATATGCGGTAAAGCTGGACCCGTCCTCATAAATACCAACGCGCTAATCAATGGTTTATCCCATGACAACAAGCGCAGCAGGGTTTCAGGCGCAACAACCACATCGTTATGGATACTCAGTATCCATTCATCGCTGGTTTCTAAAAAGTTCTTGATGACCTGATTCCACGAGTAGCGTACATTATTTGCGCCGCTTCTAACGAGGCGTAGTTTTGAGCTATAAGGTGTTCGTAAATTCCACCAAGACTCAACACAAGCCCAGCGGGGTTGTTCGGCGGCGGGTATCCAGAGGGTAATGTTTTTCAATTCAGTAATTCCAAAAGGGGCGGGTTTTCATGCCCGCCCCTATTCCATTAGACTACAACTACCTGCAACTCACTGTGAGTGGATGGGCGATTAATTCCGCCGTACAGTTCCACAATCGCGCTATGCGCTGCGCCAGTCTGATTAATCGAACCGCTAAGCTGTAGCCAGGGCGTGGCCCCGGCGACCGGCACTTCGATAATGATTTGATTGTTACCACCGGCTGAAATCAAACCAGAGGTAACAGCAGCGGCACTCGCGCCTGCAATCAGCGCAAATGTAGCGCCACTGGTTGAGGCTTGCCACACTCCCAAGCCGGTTGACAAGCTACCTGTACCGGCTTTGGACGCAAGCGAGAAAATAAATCGCGCACGACTGTAACCTGTAGCATTGATGAGCGTACCAACGATTGGCAAACCGGCGTTGACGCCGCCGCTAACCGCTACGGCTTCACTGATAAGAGTTTGATCACTTAATCTTCGCATATAAAACTCCTTGATATTCCATGCCATCGTTAGGAATGGTTGGTGAAATAGTAGAACGCCTCAGCCTGCAACACGCCGCCGCCTCGAAAGACGGAAGCGAAGATACCGATTTGACCAGTAGCCATGTATAGATATGGATTGCGCTGAATCATCATGCCGGGCTTTTCCACCACACCGTAATAACCGAAATTTCCGAATAGGATTGATTTAGCAGAACCGACTGTGTAATCTTCCATATCGTCATCAACATAAAACGGATAACCAAAGAAGTCACCACCTTGTGGAGTTCCGACGTAAGCAAATGGCGCAACAGCAGTCCCGCCCGAACCTTTTAGGTACCATTTAGTTGCGTTGCGACCCAGAAATCCACACTCAGAAGGAACATTATATCCACCGCCCAGGTATCCTATAAGAGAGGTAAGTTCGGAGGGTAGAACAATGTCAGTTGTTGCGCTTGTATTGGCAACAGTCGCTCCCACCAAAACACCTTCCGGTTGCCCTGTCCCTGTCCCTGTAGTAAAAATCGTGTTTTCGGTAACAGATTCTGCGCGTCCAAGTGCATTTGTCAGCCACGATTCCCAATTTGTGCCATTGTACATCAAAAATTCTTCGCTCATCTTTTCCATTTTTGTGTACTTATACAGAATCAAATCTTTCTGACTAACCGTCCCCTCGTTCTCGTCATAGTTCGCGGCTTCAGCAGTTAACACAAACGCGGTATGGCTGGTTGACTCGCGTGGTACCAACAAGTGATCGGCGGGGGTGGAAAAGTGTTGAACTGGAGCTTGACGCACCCATGATGCGATATTGCGCTTTGCGATAATTTGATTGTACAGCGGGTCAGGAACTAAGAACCCGCCGCTTCCGCCGGTGGTTACATTCCAGGCGGCTTTGCCTTCGTTGCCAACGAAGAATGAGCCTCCTGACTTCTGGAAGTCAGCATCAGGCCGAATCAGTTCATCGTTTTCTTGACCTGTAAGCATCCAATGCTTGAACGGCGCGACGCCGTTGTTCTCGTTTTCAGTTGATTCTTTCGGGATGCGGTTAAAGTTGGGGGCTTTGCGGGATTTGACTGCATCCTCAACGCCCTTCTTGTAGGCTTCATCAAACAAAGCCTTTTCATGTACTGCTTTTTCTGCTGCGGCTGTCGCTTGTGCATCGCGCACAGCCAACGCATCGGCAACCGCTTTAGAAACTGCGGCGGTAATTTCTTCTGTTTCCATTTTTTTGTCCTTTCCCGCCTGCGCGGGGTCTACTTTTTTTGATTGATTATTATTTTCGTCCGTATCGGTCAACGCCGCATCATCGGACGGGATTAATGATTTGTATTCGGGGAATTCAAGTGCTAGGGATTTGAGAGCGGTCAATATATTGGAGCTAATCATGCGCGGTTCCATTGGCGTGATGGTCAATGTGTCACGCTTCAAACCCCAGCGCGTAATGGTTCCGTCATTTGTTTTTTTTACGAGGTTGGAAACGGCTTCGCTTGAGTTCCCTATAATCCCCGCTTTAATCAAAGGCTCCAACCACTTCATATATTCATGACGGCGATTGAGTACACGTTTTACTATCACGCCTTCATCTGTAATCGTGGCGGTTTTCCAATCCACATATCCGAGGATTTGTTTTTTGTTGTTACCGATCTTGTCAGGGTCGCGTCCGTGTTCAAAATCCACCAATAGCTTACCGGTCTTGGTGTATTGGCTTTCTAAATCGGTTGCTTTGGTGAAACGCTCTCCCGCTAAATCACTCCCGCCAAAAAGAACAATTTTATTTTCCACAACCAACTCATACGGACTCTCAGCGACGGCTTTCAGGCAGTTGTCCATTGTTATTTCCTTAGCGTCCCGCTTCTACCAATCAGCCAGGCAGCAACCATACGATGAGCGGGGTTCTGAGCATCAAATTGAATACCGTACAACTCGCTAAAATCACTGAATAGCAATTCGATTTCATACGCTTTTAGTTGTACTGCATCGGGTTCGATTTCTTTTTCCTGTTCAACTTCTTCAATCTCTTCTACTTCGTCGGTATCAATCTTTTTCTTTGGCATAGGTAACTCCGTGAACGCAAAAAGCCCGCGTCGCTTGCTTTCGCAAGACACACGAGCCGATTGCATCGAATTAGCGGCTTGTCCGACTCAACGGTCGGGCAATTCAATTAACGAGATTTTACCACATATTATTTAGAAAATCTGTATTAGTAAAATCACGCCTGCAATGATTCCGGCAACCCCACCGGCAATCACAGCCCAGCGCGGTAAACCAGCGCCAGCCATTACCAAGCCTGAGATAATCAAATATAGCATCAAGCAAATATCATATAGTCTATCCATTTCGTTTTATCCTTTCAATCTAATGTATTTCTTTTTCAATTCGTCATACGTCATATTAATTTTATCTACTCGTGAAATCCATCTCGCTCTCCCGTTGAGAATAGTGAGGTCGTGAGTTTTTACCTTTTCCAAACAGGCAAAGGCGAGAAAGAATATTCCCAATATTATACCGAGAGTAAGAGTCATGAAAAATTCAAACATAATTCAATATCTCCAACCGTTCGTCGGGTATTTCAATTTCTTCCAGTTTCATAATCTTCCCAAATAACCATAATAGAAAATTCTTCATCATATCGTCACCTCTTTTTATTGTCCTATCAAATTCAGCACCGTATTAAAACCTTTGGGCGTTCGCCGTCTGTCAGTGGGCTGTTTCCTACAATCGCAACGCCAGCCGCCGCAACCGTTTTCGTCACCATTGGAAAGAGACAGGATCGGGTTCGGCGCGTTCTGTGGTTCAATACCCAGCTCTTCCCATTCATGCGCATACATCACGATCCCGTTCAACGAGCGGCAAATCCAGCAGTGCTGTTCGGTGTCACCTAGTACCCACTCTTCCTTGCCGCCGTTCTCCAACTCCATCAAATGCACAGCATCATTATACGCCTCGGTATAACGCTGCGCCCATAATTCGGCGCGGGCCAATAACGGCTCAATTGGCGTCCCGTCAACCTTCGCGTCTACAATATCCTGATAAAAATTATAGATGAAATCAAAATCAGCTTGCTCGTTAATTGTGGCTTGTAGGGCAGATTGTAAATAATCGGGCAATGAAAAAGATGTCTCTCCGCTATCCTCCCAGGCTTGTTGATAAGCCTGGGTCATTTGCCCGGTAATCAGACTCTGCATAATGTCCACAAAATCCCCTGATACATTCCCGTTATATACACCCTTGACAAGCCCTTCTATTGTTCTCAACATAAAATCATATGTTTTGAAAAAAGAAGATTTCAAAGATGGTATCACTCTAGGGAACAATAAAACCGCACGCGCGATGAAATCAGTAAGCATTTTTACACCATCAGCATGATACCGACGAACATGGCAATCAAAGCCTCTTCGTCCTCGTATTCATATTCTGGATATGAATAATTGAACGTTGCTCCCGCTGCGCCTGGTACGGGTATAACCGCAGCGCCTTTCCTCGGAAAATAACGAGGCGCGAAAAAGCGAGCGGCGAAATATCTTTTAGGAAACATCTGTTGTTATGGCTGTCCGGTTTCCGTCAGCGTCCACTGTTGCAACAATTCGGTTTTTGCTGTCCGCTTCCGCATTTCGGATTGTCACCGTT